TTAATGGCTCATCAATATCGAATGCCCCCTCTACCGTAATGACTCTAAATTTAATCCGCATCCATGTCCCATCACGGATAAATTGCCACTCCTGGATTGCTTGTATATGGGTGTGTTCCACCAAAGACTCGGTAACCTCTCGTTTAATCTCAGCTTCAACAAATGCACGTGGCAAGTTAGAGCCTATTAAATCTTCAAGCGTGACTCCGTATGGAATATCTTTGTAAATCCTAAAACGAAAGCGCTCAGTCTTTAACACTTTTAAAATCCATTGCTTTAATGTTTCAAGACCGTGTACTTCAACCAATTTTCCATTTCGCATCACGAAATCACCTTTTTTAAAGTCATATAAAAAAGACTTACCAAGTGGAGGTAAGTCTGTTTTAATCTCCTGGTTATTAAATTCTAGTTGAGCAATTTTAGGTAACATTATTCAAACCTCACCGCCTTGGCCAAGACAAAATATAGATTTTCGTCTGTAGTTGGCATAAGAATTACTTCGTCACCTTCTTTAAGCGTATCTTTCGTTGTGGATCTTACTTCTTTAGCTTCAAAAGTCTGAAATGGGCTATCAGTGAATCTAATATCACCTTCTAGCTCAATTTCACGTTCATAATCTTCAAGAATATGAGCAGCGAATACTAACTGGTTATTATATAAGGTGACTGTATCATTTAATCGTATTTGAGCGTTAGGAGGTGGCGAAATAACAATGCCTGTAGACATCGATACAAGCTTTGGATTTTCATTCTGTTTAAACAACCCTGCAAGATCCGTTAGCGCATCCATTTACTTCACCTCTAAACTTGGTTTCATCGTATGAATCCCTTTACTGATAGTGTGCAATACATCTTTGATTAAAAAAGTGCCGTTAATACCTGTGATTGGTTCCTCCAATTTAAACAGTCTCCCAGCTCTGAAATTGTCATTTCCCATCAACTCAACGCCATTTTCCTCCACAACTTTTGACAGCTGCTTTAATTCATTTTCAGCAACCTGTTTAGCACTTTTTTTCTCATTTTGATCTAACTTCACCACTTTAGTAATCCGGCCATATTTCTCGACCATTTTGCTATCAGACTTTGTTAAAACAACTTTGTCATTGTTGCCAACCACCTGAATTGTATTAGCCATGTCTGTAATGCTGCGTTTTTTAGATGGATTCATAATGGCTGAATGAATGTCGTACTTTGTACCACTTTCAAACAACTGAAATGTTCCTGTCACCACAACATCACCCCGTTTTTCGATGTATAGCTTACCTTGGCGCATTTCCATTAGATATTTCACGCCTAACGATTGTTCTGCAGTCGTTAAAATTTCTTTAATAATTTCACTGACTTTTTTATCGTTATAAATTTTCGTGATTGGTTTAGGAATAGATATAATCTTACCAATTGGGATATTAAAATCTTTAGCGATTTTCTTTATACAGGCATCTGCAGATAGTTTATTAAATTGATACACAGCAGTTGATTTATTTAGATAAAACGCATAATCAAATCCGATGTATGCAACTGGTGCAAATCCATTTTTCTGCTCATCCACGATAATAGCTCGCGTGATTTCCTTACCGTTGTTGTATAGAGCCACCATATCGCCTATATCACATGGATTCACTGGAAAGTAGTTCGTATCATTAAAAGCAATACTGAAATTAATTTCGTCTCCTAGTTCATCCATGTTACTACGCCAGGTTAATGTTCCAAGCAAAGGTGTAATATTCGTCATGGTATCACCTTTGATTAGCCATAATTCATGTGCCATCATTTCACCTTCTTTGTTTCTAAAATAATCTCCTTAAATTCTGATAGTGCAAGGGAATAATATACATCACCTGAACCATCTTGCGGGCCGTATTCAAACTTATCGATAACCATTAGTAAATTGATAGGTGTGTTTGAAATAACTAGGCGAATAGGAAACCGTTTATCAATCCAAGATTCGATAATGTCAACGTATTCCCAACCTAAGTAAGAAGTATCTCGCGAAAAAGGATACATCTTAGAGGGAAAAAACGTGTCGATATTAAGTGCTTTTAAACCTCTACGACCAATTGCTTTAATATCGCCCTGGTTAATGGTTGTGAATGTTTCATTATTCATTGGGCTAGGTATTTTAAACTCAGCTGGCACTATAGGAAGTTGAATAATTTGTTTACGATCCATTGTGCTTAAAAATATATCCATCTATCCAACCTCCCTACATATTGGCCAACCTTAATTTCAACATTGGTACAAATTCGTCTACAACCTCTTTTGCTGTTACACCTTTAGCATTTAAATTTTGAATGATAACTTGTACACCGCCACCGTTTGAAGGTGTTGTTTGAGCCGTACCGCCGGTAGGTGCTGGTTGTGATGTGCTACCTGCAGGTGTAGGCGTTGCTACCGCAACAGGATTTGGCTGTATCATTTGATCTACATTATCGATTGATCCACCAGCTGCACGAATCCTTTCAGATTGTCGTGCTGGAATAACCATTTCACCTTTGTGCAGCTCAGCGATATAGCCATCGTAAGGTACTTGATTTAAACCAGTTGCGTGTGATCCGCTAATCCAACCACCAATCTTACTTGCTGCACCACTTATAGCCCCACCAATTGATGAAACCCAGTCTGGTAGTTTAAAGCTAGTAATCGCGTTTTTAAAATCAACAAATTTGTCATATAGCCCCTGGAAAAAGCTTATTACTGGTTGAATTTTTTGAACGCCCCAGTCATAAATACCACCAAACACTTCTGTTACTTTGCCCCATAATTCACTAGCTTTGGCTTTTACAACATCCCAGTTTTGATATAAGGCAACCCCTACTCCAATTAGTAAAGTGATAAGTGTAACGACCAACCCAATAGGATTAGCCCGCAATGCTGCGTTAAAACCTTGTGTAGCGAATGTAGTGGCTATAGTAGAAGCTTTAAACAAGTCCATAAAGCCTTTAATTGTATTAAAAATAGATAGCAGTTTTAGTTGAATATACAACGCACCTATAGCACCAGCAATTGGCGTAATTATAGAAGTTATCGTTCCCCAGTTATCTACTATAACAGTGGCAAATTCGGTAACCTTACCTACTACTAAATCTAATGTAGGTGTTATTTCGGTTAACTTACTAGTAAGCTGATTAAATAGATCAAGTAAAATGGATCCAAATGGTGCTAATGACGTGACCACATCACCTATAATTGTTCCGATATTACCTAGTGTGTCCATCAGGACGGGTCCGTTTGTTTTCGCATATTCAATAAAATTTTGAAACCCTTTCGATTCACTTAACCCTGCAGACCATTGTTGGAATTTTTCCGTCATGCTTACTAATCCACCTTCAACACTAGCCCCCAATGGCGCAAAAGCTTGCAATATGTTAAAAACGCCACTAAATGTATTGCCGATGATCGTTGCAAAGTTTGTCAAACTTGTTGCGGCATTAGTTTCTAACCAGGTAAAAAAACCTTTCATGCCGCCGCCATCAATGGATTTATTCATATCTTGCATAATTCCAACAACTGCACCCGAAACATTTGTGATTGTCGGTTCTAAGCCTTTTAATAATTTTTGAGTAAATTGTAGCCCTTCACTAAAGGCTGTAAAAACAGGCTTTTCAAATTGCTTTACAAACCCGCCCCAAAAACCTTTAAAATCTTGCAGATCCTTTAAGGCACCTTTTTGTGCGGTACCCATATCGGCATATACTGCAGCTAATTCTTTTTGTGCTGCAGCTCTCTCCTTGGCACTATCAGCCTTTGCAATTTTTTCTTCTATCTTTTCTACTTCTTCCGATGCTTCAAAAACATCTTTTAGTGATGAAGCTGCTACTGCACCAAATGCCGCGGCGCCAAGACCAGCTGCAGCAAATGATGATGCCACTGCACCAACTCCTGCAATGGCTGGTCCCGTAGCAGCTGCTATACCAGCAATTCCACTCGACACTATGGCTGTTTTCTTTGAAAAATCATTCATTTGAGCTGCAGCCTTTTTCATGTTCGTAGAAAAGTTTTTATCTTTTAACGTTAAAACTGCTGATATTACGCTCGTGGCCATAAAAGTTTCACCGCCTTTCAGGCAAACAAAAAAGAGAAGACTATTTTATTTCAAATTTAGCCTTCTCTTCATCCATATACCGATCTATACTTGCTACCATAAAGAGTTTTTCATCTTCTCTTAAACTCAATAGGTATTCTAGTTTAAAACCTCTTTGTAAATAGTGATGATAAAAATAAAAATCATCATCACTTTCAATTAGTTTTTTAAATCTTTAACCTTGCTAACTGAGTTTCCATATCCAGACAGTGCAAAACAAGCCTTAGCAATTTCATCAACTTCTCCTGGATCAAATAGTTTTTCAACAATATCCGTTGGCTCTACACACCCAAATTCTTTT